CAACTTGAATATGAATTCTTGGTTTCTGAAGCGGGAACCGGTTCAAACGGATATTCCACAATTCCGACGTTTGAAGAAATTGATGCAAATACCGATTCAACTGCGGGTGGTAAATGTGATATAAATGTGACCGGTGGTAAATTTTATCATAATGGGCCGGGTGATTTACCGATTGTCGGTGATTCAATCAAGTCAAGTTTGTTGTCTTCTTATGCGGGTGGAAATTTATCATTCCCGCAAATCGATGGAACAACAAATGATTATGGCGCACTTGCATACGAAGAAGTTAATCAAGGAACACTTTGGTATGGAAGTACATATTATTGGAAATCAAAAAAATATCTTGTTTTTCAATGGTCAACTTCAAAAGTTGTGGCGACTTACGTTTGTCCGGAAGTTGTGGTTGAAATAAAATCACCTTGGAATAATTTAATATCCGCAAACGGTGACATATATGGATTTGAAACAATACCAACATCATTAAATGAGATATTAAATTCTTCATGGTACACTAAGTCTTGGAAAAACCCCCCCAAGTTGTACCGGCAACAGAAATATAACTGCTGACGCAACAAGTTTGCACAATGGACAAGGAAATTTCCCGGTTGTCGGTGACAAGGTTTGTCTTCGTACAGATCAAAATTTCAATGGCGGATTTGAATCATTCGGGGGAATTCCGGCGGGTTATGCCACATCAAAATTTTATACCGCATTTGGAATATTAGATTCAGCAATAAGGACGGAAACAATTTTGTCGGATTCATTGTTGTGGATGTCCGAACCGCCGAAGTCGTCGCAAGATATGATTGTCCTTAAAACAAAAAAAATGATTGATAATATTTTAAATTTATTACAACTAGCGAAACAAGAAGGATGGCAAGGCGAAAACATCGACATCGCCCTTGGAAAAAACAAATTTCCCCAATCTTTAAAAGAAGCAATAAAACAACTACGACATGAAACAAACTGAAATTGAACTTATCCTTCGTGCCGAAAAAACCATTGACCAATTAAATGAAGTCAAGGCGGCAATCGAAAACAACATCATTGAATCCGAAAAACTTCGTGAAACAAACGAAAAGGGATTTAAGGGTCTGAAGGGTACACTTAAAAATGCACAAACCGGGATCAAAAATCTTGCAAAAGGATTTTCGGGTGCGGGACTTGCTGCAAAAGGATTTGTGTTGGCATTGGGTGCAAAGATATTCGACACGTTCCTTGATATTGCAAAACAAAACCAAGTTGTTGTCGATGCGCTTGGTGTTGCATTTGGAACGGTTTCTTCGGTTGTCAATCAAGTTGTAAATGGTTTAACGGATGCATACAAGTCCGTTCAAGATGCAACCGGTGGTTTTAATGCACTTGGTGATGTTTTAAAAAATGTCATTTTAATTCCATTAAATATTGTCAAGACACAATTCTTTGCATTACAAAAAGGATTGTTGACCGCACAAGCTGCATGGGAAATGTCATTCCTTGGTGGCAAAGACCCGGAAAAAATTGCTGAATTAAACACTAAACTTGAAGAAGTTGATGCCAATCTTAAAAATGCGGCGGGATCACTTGTCGATAATGTCAAGAATATTGGTCAAGGATTTGGCCAAGCAATTGAAGAAGTTAAAACATTTGGAAGTGCTGCGATTGACAATATTAAAGAAATCGATGTTGCACAAACATTGTCAAATCAACAACGCATTCAAGATTTAAGAAATGAAGCACAAATTGCCATTGCAGAAAATGACAAACTTCAATTTCAATTTCAACTTGCAGCGGAACGTCAAAGACAAATTCGTGATGACGTAACGGCATCAATCGAAGATCGTACAAAGGCAAACAACAAACTTGGTGAAGTATTGCAAGAACAAGCACAACTTCAAGAAGCAAACGCACTTAAAAATTTGGAACTTGCACAATTAGAAGCAAAAGAATTTCCAAATTCAATTGAACGAAAAGTTGCACTCATTGAAGCTGAAAAGAATCTTGCCGACATACGTGAAAACATTGCCGGGTTTGAATCTGAACAACGTGTCAATGCTGAAGCATTAGAATTGGAAGCGATTGAACTTGTAAATACCAAAAAAGAAGCGGAAAACGCGCGTCTTATTGCAAAGAAACAATTCAATGCCGAAGAAATTGACGACGAACTTCTTAAACTTGAAGCACTTCGCAGTATTGCACAACAAGAAAAAGAACTTGAAGAAACAAGACTTCAAGAACAAATCGATCGACTTGGTGTGGGTACACAAGCGCGTCAAGATGCGGAACAACAATTGCTTGATTTCCGACAAGAAAAAGATTTGCAAATTGCGGAACTTGACAACCAAATTACGGATCAAGAAGATAAGAACAGAAAACAAACATTGGCCGAAGAAGAACTTCTTCAGAAACAAAAACTTGCCCTTGCCGGTGACGCACTTGGTGCCGTGTCACAATTATTGGGTGAAAATTCCAAGGCGGGCAAGGCCGCGGCAATTGCTCAAGCAATTATCAATTCATATCTTGGATTTACTGAAGTACTTAAAACACCAACGACATTACTCGAACCATTTGGTTCAATTCAAAAGGCGGTTTCGGCTGCGGGTATTCTTGCGAGTGGTTTAAAAACAGTCAAACAAATTGCATCAACACAAATCCCGGTGGTGGGGGTTCTTCAGCCGGGCCAAGGGGTGCATCCGCACCACAAGCACCCGCATTCAATGTTGTTGGCGCATCACCGGAAAATCAACTTGCACAAGCATTGGGTGACCAACAAAAACAACCGGTCAAGGCATATGTCGTTTCGGACGAAGTTACAAATGCCCAAGCAATGGATCGCAAGATTGTCAAGGGTGCATCAATTGGATAACAAAATCGACAAAAAAATATTATAATAATATGGATATAATTGAACTTTTTATTGACGACGAAGACGAAGTATCGGGAATCGATGCAATAAGTGTTGTCGAAAATCCGGCAATCGAAGAAGACTTCATTGCATTAAAAAATCAAGAATTTCAATCTTGCCGAAGTTGACAAAGAAAAACGCATCTTGATGGGTGCGGCACTTGTCCCAAATAAACCCATATTTCGACGTTCGGGTGAAAATGAGTATTATATATACTTCAGCCGTGAAACGGTCAGAAAGGCATCCGAATTGTTCTTTATACGTGGCAATCAATCCCGTTCGACACTTGAACATGATATTCCGTTGAACGGACTTACCGTTGTGGAATCTTGGATCGTAGAATCCGAACAAGACAAATCACGTCAATACAATATGAATGTTCCGGTCGGAACGTGGATGGTTTCCATGAAGGTATTAAACGACGACATTTGGGAAAATTATGTCAAAACCGGTAAGGTAAAAGGATTTTCAATTGAAGCATACTTCACCGACAAAATGGAACGTCCAAAAGACAAGACAATCACGGATGAACTTGCAGCAATCGAAGAAGAAGAAAAACAATATATCTTGTCACAAATACGTGCAATTATTAAAAATGACAAACGGACAAAATCCGGGAAGAAGATTGAAATGGAATCATATTCAGATTACCCGGATGCGGTTTCCAATAATGCACAACGTGGAATTGATTTAAATAAAAAGGTCAATAATAAATGCGCAACCCAAGTTGGGAAAATTCGCGCCCGTCAATTAAGTCAATCAAAACCGATTTCGAAGGAAACTTTGGTTCGAATGTTTTCATATTTAAGTCGCGCACAAGAATATTATGACGAAGGTGACAACGAAGCGTGTGGAACGATTTCTTATTTGTTGTGGGGTGGCAAAGCCGGTCTTCGATGGGCGACATCAAAAATGCGTGAATTGGATTTATTATCTGAAGAATTAAAAGAACCTTGTCAAAAAGGATATGAAATGATTGGGTTTAAAATGAAGAATGGACGTCGTGTCCCTAATTGCGTACCCGAAGAATGAGATACAACGTACCACAAGACAATCGACGCGCGTGCTTATGCCGTGACGGATCATATTCAACAAAATGTTGCGACGCGGACGATTATTTCGCCCAAGGAATAGGAAGCATATATGCGCATGATCCGGAACCGTTTCAAGGTTACCGAATTCGTGGATGTTCAGATTCACACGAACATAATGTTCATTATCATGGTACATTGACCGTCGGTGATGTTTATTATATTGTTCTTCAAAACGGTCATTCGGGTTGTCACACAATTCTTGAAGAACGAAATCACGAAGGTATTCACATAAACACCGCAACAAGATACGACGATTGCGATGCTTGTGTCGCGGCAAATTAAAAATACAACAAAACTAAATCTTAATTATTATTTAAATATGAATTCAAACGATATGATAAATCAAATCAAAACGTTGCTTGGCATGGAAACCAAACTTGCACAAGCAAAACTCGAAAACGGAACCGTGATCGAAGCAGAAGAAATGGTCGAAGGAAATGAAATTTTCATTGTGACCGAAGAAGAACGTATTGCAATGCCGGTCGGTGAATACCAACTTGAAGACGGACAAGTGCTTGTCGTTGAAGAAGAAGGAATCATTGCATCAGTAGGCGCAAAAGAAGAAGCACCGGAAGAAGAAGTTGAAGCTGAAGTTGCTGAAGACTTATCTGAAGAAGTGACTGAAGAAAATCTTGAAGAAGAAAAAGAAGAAATGGGTTACGCGACAAAAGAAGAACTTGCCGAAGTGAAATCAATGATTGAAGAAATCAAGGCAATGATCGAGAAAAAAGAAGAAATGTCGGAAGAAACACCCGAAGAAGTACAAGAAGAAGTAAAAGAAGAATTGTCGGCAGTTGAAAAGGTTACACACAACCCGGAAACGGAAGACAAGAAAATAAGTTTCTTATATGGTCAATCACGTCCACAAAACACAATGGATCGTGTAATGGCAAAAATATCACAAATCAAAAAATAAATTTTAATAATCAATAAACAGTTATGGCTACAACTACAAGTTTAACAACAAGTTATTCCGGTGAAGGCGGGAAAGAATATATTGCCGCGGCACTTCTTTCGGGATCAACAATCGAAAACGGTTTAATTACCGTAAAACCAAATGTGAAGCACAAAGAAGTTTTGAAAAAAGTTTCTACCGACGCAATCTTAAAAGATGCATCTTGTGATTTTACTGCGACTTCAACACTTACATTGACTGAAAGAATCATTGAACCAAAAGAACTTCAAGTGAATCTTCAATTATGTAAAAAAGATTTCCGCGGGGATTACGAAGCAATTGATATGGGAATGAGTGCGCACGACACACTTCCCCCTTCATTTGCTGATTTCTTAATCGGACACGTTGCCGGTAAAGTTGCACAAAGAATCGAACAAAACATTTGGGCGGGCGACGCTTCAACAAGTGGTGACTTCGATGGGATTTCAACAATTATCGCAGCGGATGCAAACCTTCCCGCAGCACAAGAAGTTGCCGGAACAACCGTGACATCTTCAAATGTTATTGCACAACTTGGAAGCATCGTTGACGCGATTCCTTCATCATTATACGGAAGTGAAGACCTTCATATATATGTAAGTCAAAACATCGCCCGTGCATACGTGCGTGCCTTAGGAGGATTTTCAGTAGCGGCGACATCAAACGCCGGTGTTGGATCACAAGGAACTCAATGGTGGAACAATGGCGCATTATCATTTGATGGCGTAAAACTCGCAATTGCAAATGGCCTTGGGGATAATATTGCACTTGCTGCGGAAAAATCAAATATTTTCTTCGGCACCGGGATTCTAAATGACACAAATTTAGTGAAGGTTTTGGATATGTCCGACTTAGACGGAAGTGACAATGTTCGCGTAATTATGCGAATGACTGGCGGTGTTCAGTATGCAATCGCTGAAGATATCGTGACTTACGGAATCACAAATTCCGCGAACTAATAAATAATTAATCAACAAAAAGGGGTGGGCGATCCAAACGGTTCACCCGCCTTTTTTTTTATAAAAAAATATAAATATGGCTTGCGATTTAAGTTTAGGAAGAAAGGTTCCATGTAAAGACGTTGTTGGCGGGATTAAGGCGGTATATTTCATCGATTACGGTGACATTGCGATTGCTTACGATTCAACCGACACGGATTTAATTGAAGACCTTGGTGCGGTTACCGCATACAAATACGAATTAAAAGGCAATTCATCGTTTGAACAAACATTTACATCTTCACGTGAAAACGGGACGACATTCTTTGAACAAACATTGAACTTGACCTTGACGAAATTGTCAAAAGAAGACAACAAAGAATTGAAACTTCTTGCGTATGGACGACCACAAGTTGTGGTTCACGATTACAACGGGAATGCATTCTTAATGGGTGCCGAACATGGTGCGGAAGTTACCGGAGGGTCAATTGTGACCGGCTCAAATATGTCTGAATTAAGCGGGTACACGTTAACACTAGGCGCACAAGAACAAGTCCCGGCGAACTTCTTGGAAGGTGCAACTGAAGCTGATCCATTTGGTGGTTTAACATCAACGGTGACCGTAACGGTGGGAACTAATTCATAATAATTTTTTCATTTGATTGAAGAAGGGTGTCCGATTGGATGCCCTTTTTTATTATACGAACTTATTGTTCGCACGTGTGTTTCATATTTGCTTCATGTTTAACCAATAAAATTTTTATATCATGACAAATTTAAATCACATTACGGACTATCTTGAAATCAAGAATGACATTGAATCACTAAAAAAGAAAATTGAAAATTGTTCGATTACCGGTGAAATAATGGGAAGGAAAAATGAATTGTTTGTTGAATTACTTGATCAATACATCAAATTATTAAGGCGACAATCATGGGAACATGAATATCCAAGATAAGAAGAAGGGGGACAATGTCCCCTTTTTTATTATAACAAATTGAAGTGTTTTTTATTATATTAATATGATAATCTTGCAAGAATCCGGATCGTCACAAACGATAAATTTTATTCCAAGGGAATACACCCAAGGGACGACATACACGGTCAAGATTGTAAACGAATCGACAAACGCAGAAGTGTACAATCAAGACGTGACAACATTCACGGAAAATCTTTATTATTTCCAACATTCCGACACGTTCAGTTTAAAAGAAGACACTTATTATATGCTTACAATTACATCGTCGGAAGTCGTATTTAAGGACAAAATATTTTGCACAAATCAAACGGTTTCATCTTATTCAGTAAATGAATCTGAATACACACCGCACACAACTGACAACGAATTTATATTCTTATAATGGATACACACATCATAAATTTATCGTCTTACGTTAAACCCAAGGTCATTGAAGACAAAAGAAAAGATTGGGTTGCTTATGGCGTTGACAATAATTATTATCAATACTTAATCGACTTATTTGTCAATTCAACGACCAATGGTGCAATCATTAATGGTGTTGCAAATATGGTTTATGGAAAGGGTATTGACGCACTTGATTCATCAAGCAAACCGGATCAATATGCGGCCATGAAATCAATCTTTTCCGACACGTGTATGCGTAAGGTCATTCTTGATTTTAAGATGCTTGGTGAAGGCTCATTTCAAGTTTTATATCAAAACGGTAAGGTTGTTAGTGCTGAACATTTCCCAAGACAAACATTGCGTGCGGAAAAAATGAACGACAAGGGTGAAATCGAAGCATATTTTTATCACCCGAAATGGCATGAAGTAAAACCGAATGACAAACCAAAAAGAATTGCGGCATTTGGTTTTGGTAATGGAAAAGAACCGGAAATCAAAACAATCAAACGATATGTGTCCGGTTACGATTATTATTGTCCACAAGATTATGAAACGGCATACGCCGAACTTGAATGTGAAATTTCTGACTTCTTAATCAATGACGTAAAGAACTCATTTTCGGGAACGAAGGTTGTCAATTTTAACAACGGGACACCGGACATGGAACAACAACTTCGCATCAAAAATGATGTGATGAATAAACTTACCGGGTCAAAGGGTGAAAAAGTGATTGTTTCGTTTAACAACAACCAAGAATCAAAAACCACGGTTGACGACATAAGTTTAAACGACGCACCGAGTCATTACGAATACCTTTCAAGGGAATGTCAAAACAAACTTATCATTGCACACCGTGTGACGTCACCGCTTCTTTTGGGAATGCGAACCGAAAACAATGGACTTGGATCAAATGCCGACGAAATCAAAACGGCGTCATTGTTATTTAACAACGTCACAATTCGACCTTATCAAGATATGATTACCGAAGCAATGGACGCGATCCTTGCAGTCAACGACATATCCTTAAAATTATACTTCAAAACACTTCAACCGTTGGAATTCATTGAAACAGACAATGCAATCACCGACGAAGCACGTGAAGAAGAAACCGGGGTCAAATTATCAAGTGACGATCGTCCATTTTTAGATGACGACACGGCAAACGATTTGTGGGAAATGATTAAGGATTTGGGTGAAGATGAAAATCTTGAAGATTATGAACTCATTGATGTCGAAGATGCCGAAGACGAACCCGAAGATTTTGATGTTGAAGAATATTTGAACGGATTAAATTTGTCCGCGACACAAGAATCAACACAAGATGACAAACGATATAAGGTTCGATATAAATACGTAAAAGGAACAACAAAAAAACCAAAAGGTGATTCAAGGCCATTTTGTCAAAACATGATGAAAAACGGCAAAATATTCCGCAAAGAAGATATTGGACAAATGTCGGCACGTGGGGTCAATAAAAAACACGGACACAAAGGACAAAATTATTCATTGTTTAAGTGGCAAGGCGGTGTGAATTGTCATCACCGATGGGAACGACGTATATACAAAAAACGATTAAAAAAAGACGGAACCGAATGGGGTGGCAACGCACTTGATGGAACCAAATTTGTGAACGTAAGTCAAGCGGTTCGTGAAGGATTTAAACTTCCAAAAAATCCAAAAGAAGTTTCGGAAGCAAATATCACAAGAACAGATCGCGGACATCACCCAAATTATAAAGGATAATGGCAAAAGGATTAATGATTTCAAGGAATGACTTGGTCAAATATACAAGTTTAAGCGGAAATATCGACACGGATAAATTCATTCAATATGTGCTTATTGCACAAGAAATCACCGTTCAACAATTACTTGGAACGGACTTGTACGAAAAGATTCAAACCGATATCGAAGGGACTTCATTGAGTGGTGATTATTTAACACTTGTCAATGATTACATCAAACCCGTTTTGATTCATGCCGCAGCGGTTCAATATATTCCATTTGCATCATATACATTTCGGGAACAAGGGTGTTTTTAAACATACATCCGAAACCGGGGAATCGGTATCAAAAGAAGAAGTGGATTATTTGGTTGAAAAGGAACGCGACACAATGCAATTTTATGCAGACCGTTTGATTGATCATTTATCATTCAACGCACCTTCAAAATATCCGGAGTATAACACAAACACAAACGAAGATATTTCACCAATAACGGGACAATCATACACGGGATGGGTATTGTAAAAACGTATAAACCAAAAGAAATAAATGTCGTCAAGTTAAAAACATATTTGACATCATTGTATAACAAAAAGGCAAAAAAATAATTATATAAATATGGAATTTGGATCAATATATCCGGAATCTTGGTGGGGTAACGCAAACGAAGCGAACGGATGGGGAATTGTTTATCCATTAACCGCCGGGGGTTCATATATAACGGTTGACACGACATCGTATTCAGCCGACACAACATCAATAAAAGCAGACGCAACGGAAGTATAAAATAAAAAATTAAAATGGCACAACAAACAATTAATATTGGAACAACTGCAAATGACGGAACGGGTGATCCATTAAGAACCGCATTTGACAAAGTCAACGACAACTTTACGGAATTATACACCGACGACGCCGGTGATGTTGGATCAATAACGGGCGGAACGGGTATAACGGCTTCGGCTTCAACCGGTGATGTCACACTAAGCATCACAAACGACGGCGTTGATCACGATCAACTTGCGGCACGATTTACCGAAAAACAAGACATTGCAACAACAACCGGAACAATTAATTTGGATGCTTCTTCTTATTCAATATTTGAATTGACTTCAGCACTTACCGGTGCAACGACATTAAACATTCAAAACATCAAGAAAGGACAAGTGATTGATATTCTTGTAACGGGTGCGCAAACCATTACAATGGCGGATGACTTTACAACTTCAGCAATTAACCAAGCGGGAAGCGGTGTTTACGACGGTGCATCTTCAAACCATATTCAAGTTGTGTGTGTTGATGACAACGATTCGGATGCAATATTGATTTATTCAGTTGCAACATACACAAGCGATACAGACCCATCATAAAAATAATATAAAATGAAAGGAATAAACATAAACGGTACAATTAAAACTTATTCATCGGTTCCAAAAACTTGGGGTGCGATGCTTGGTGTAAATTATATGTCTGACGAAGATTTGGAAGATCTTGGATTTTACGATGTTGTAAGACCAAGCACAAAACAATCTGAACAACTTGGCGACATATTTTTTGATGCCGCCAATGAAGTTTTTACTTATCCCGTAGAATCAAGAACATATACCCAAACGGTTGCGGAATTAAAAGAACAAAAGATTGCAAATCTTAAACATTTATACAATTCAGAACTTGCAAAAACCGATTGGTATATAATTCGTGGTCAAGAAGGAACTGCCGTTCCACAAGACATCCTTGACGCAAGAACGACATTAAGAACTGAATGTGCGACACACGAACAATCAATAAATGCCAAAACAACAAAGGCAAGTGTTATTGATTACGAACTTCCAAGTTTTATATAAATGGGATTAAATAAAAGACTTATCGACCAAGCCGGTGGTGGTTCAGAACCAAGCAGTCCACTTGATATTGCTACTTGGACGGGTGATGGAAATGACAACCGACAAATTTCAGTATCAAACAATCCGGACTTTGTAATTGTAAAAAGGCGAAGTTTTTTAAGTTCTTGGTTGTGGAATTATGAAGATGGTTCAAACATAAAATTTTTATCTTCAAATAATGCTAATGAAGCATCTGATGCAGGTGATGGTGTTAAATCATTAAATGATGGATCTTTTACGCTTGGAACCGGTGGTTTAGCCAATGATAACGGACAGACATGTGTTGGTTATTCATTTCAAGGTGGTGGGTCTTATGTAAGCAATACAGATGGTTCAATAACAAGTCAAGTATCTGCTAATCAGGATTCAGGGTTTAGTATAGTGAAGTGGACAGGAAACAGTACAGCAGGAGCTACTATAGGAACAGGATTAAGTTTACCATCCCAACTAATAATTATTAAAAATTTAAATGTTGTAGGCGGTTCATCAAAAAACTGGACAGTATATGCAGAACCATTAGGAAACACTGATTATTTATATTTAAATTCAACTGGGCAAGCACAAACTTATAATTTTTGGAATAATACTTCGCCAGTAAGCGATAAATTTACTGTTTCTTCAGATACAAATGTAAACAGTTCTTCAGGCAACTACATCGCATATTGCTTCCATTCAGTAGACGGATACCAAAAAATAGGGAGTTATACGGGTACTGGAACAACTTCATCTTTCACCGGTTTTGGATTTCAACCAAGATTTATAATGATTAAAAGAACAGATGCGTCTTCGAATTGGTGGATATTTGATAGTGAAAGGGGAAACAATAAGGGTTTAAGACCTAATTTGATAAATGGAGATGATACTACTGACGCAAACGGAAACACTTATGAATATAGGATTAACTTTATATCTGATGGTTTTCAATATGAAATAGACAACTCAACAAGTCCACATCCTGATTTAAATGCACATCAAGTAAATTATGTTTATTTAGCAATCGCATAAACAATGAATGATTTGAAGATATATGCAACGAACTTGATCGCACTTGCGTTTAGTGTCACATCAATAAATCCATTTTTGCAAGCCATTTCATTATTGTTGGCGATTATTTATACAATAATATCAATATCTAAAAAATTGAAATAAATGCAGCTTCCAAAAAACGGTGTCGCAAAAGAAATTCGACATTATGTCGGGTCGTTGTTTATCTTCTTGTTTGTCATTGGGATCATTGTTGTATTGATACAATTCCCGGTTCTTGATACAAACAAAGAAGTCGTAATGATGTTAATTGGAACAATTAGTGCTTCGATCGGAATCGTCGTGTCGACAATAACCGGAAGCAAACCGGACGATATTACGGCATTAAAAAACAACCTTGAAAAAAAGGAAAATCAAATTGAATTACTTGTCAAGGCAAAAGACCAACTTGAAGCAATGGTCATTGATTTACAAAAACAAATGTTGGAAAATCAAGATGCAATTATGGACAAAATAATCCTTGAAGGCGGCAATCGATTATGATGAAAAAAACAATCTGCCAAAAAAATAAATAATATGAAAAAAGTAAAATGTAAATGTGGAAACACGACAAATCCAAACGGATATTGTGACGGTACACACTTAAATAAATAAAAATGATAAAAGAATATTTTAATATTGCAATTGACAAAATCAAGAAATGGTATTTTATAAATTGGAATGGTGGAATGTTTGATCGTGGAAAAACAATCTTTGTTTCCGTGGTTGCATTCTTTGTATTGGTTAAAATTATATATTCAATTTTTGCATGAAATATTTCAGCTTATCCGAATTTGATTCACCGGATCACCCCGGTTCGGGGACAAACATGGACGGAAGATTCCTTGAAATGTTGGACAACGCCCGTGGGATTTACGGACGGTCAATGCGTATCAATTCGGGATACCGAACAATTTACAAAAATCAAGAAGTCGGTGGGAAACCAAATTCAACCCATTTGCAAGGAATCGCGGCGGATGTACATTGCAACAATTCCCGTGACCGTCACGATATGGTCAAGGCATTTATGGAAGCCGGGTTTTCACGTTTGGGGGTCGGAAATACATTCATTCACATCGATTCCGGCGACATCCATTCAGATAAGGACGCAAACGTCATTTGGACATACTAACACAACCGGGTCAACCTTATGGATAAGAAACGCTTCAAAGACACCGACGTTGGAAAATTCCTTTTAAATAAAATACCTTCAGTTGTCGGAGCAATTGCCGGGCAATCACCCGTTGGAAATGTAATTCAAGCAATCATTGGCGGTTCGGATATGTCTGAAGAAGACAAACAAGTTGCCCTTGAAAAATTAAGAAACGAACGCGCAGAAATTGACGGGATCACAAGAAGATGGGTTTCGGATTCAAGAAGTCAATCTTGGCTTGCAAGAAATGTTCGTCCCCTTACATTGGCCGTATTGGTTTGTTCTTATGTTGGTGGGTGGTATATGGGTCTTCCAACTGAAGACACGGCTTCGTTGCTTACATGGGTTTTATGTGGGTACTTCGGCGCAAGAACTGCGGACAAAATCGGTGTTAAATTTCCAAGTCAAAAATAATGGCAAGGGCGGCAAGTTATAAACATACTTTTAAACCAAAGAAAAAACGTCCCGGAATTCATTCGAAATCCAAACAATCACAACTTAAATCGTCAAAGAATTATATTAAAAAATATAAGGGTCAAGGGCGATAATGTTAAAAAAACAATCAAACGATTTCTTGAAAATATTAAAAAATTCGTCGAACTTTGGCGGGTTAGTGGTTTATTAATGTTTAATTTTAAAATAAAAAACAAATGAATGAAGATTTAACGATTAGAAAATTAGCAGAAAAAATTGCAAAAGATTTTCAATTAAGTGTTCGGGAACGAACGGATGCAATTTTGGAACTTGACAGTATTTCAATGACAAACCTTGGAATTGATTCAAAATCAAATGAAAAAAAGAAAGTTAAATCGGATTCAAAATATCTTTACAAATTAATTTCCGGGTTTAATGAAAAAGACGGTAATTTATTATTGAAGGCACTTGATAAATAACTTACAAAAAACAATGCCGAAGAATTCCAAGAAGCCGACACGATCAAAAATCGTTAAAAAACTTGATGTTATATTTAGTCAATATATAAGACTTAAATATGCTGACAAACGTGGAATGGTAAAATGTTGGACTTGTGATCGTGAATATTTTTGGAAAAATATCCAAAATGGACACTTCCAGTCAAGACGATCGTATGCTACGCGTTGGGAAGAAGATAATTGTCGACCCCAATGTTTAAAATGCAATATGTTTGACCAAGGCCGTCAATATGAATTCGGTTTAAAACTCGGTGAAGAACTTGCACAAGAAATGTATTTAAAATCACAACAAATTGTTAAATTTACAACAGATGAATTGATCGAAAAGATCAATCATTATTCGTCAGAAGTTAAACGGATGACGTAATTGTGTTTTTTTGTTCATACTGAAAAGGGGGTGTTTTTTAAGCATCCCTTTTTTTTTATCAATTTTTTTTTATAACTTAGTGAAAAATACAATTATGTCTTATATAACACACGAACGAATTGCTGAATTGCACGGTGAAAACCAAGAATTGAAACATAAAATAAATTTGCAAATTCATCAATTAAAAAACAAGAACAAAGAATTGTCCAAAAAGGACGAAATCATTAAACATCTAAAAAATCAAATCAAATGAACGAAACACAACTTCAAATTATTCGACAATCAAGTGCAAAGACGGCATTTGAATTCGTTGCAAAAAAAGACTTACGATCCGCCGATGGATTTGCATTAGCAAAATTAATTGAACAATATGTCATCACCGGGAAGTAAAATCAAACGAACTTATTTTAATTTTAAATATCTTAATTATTATGTCACAATCAGTAAAAGGAACAATCAAAACAATCAGTCAAGAATCGACTTATGGCAAGACGCGCAAGAAATCATTAATCTTGACGACTGACGATAAGTATCCACAAACGTTGGAAGTTGAATTTCTAAATGACAAAATCAATTTGTTGCAAGGTTACGACCAAGGCGAACAAGTTGAAGTTGCAATTAACATTCGCGGTCGCGAGTGGACAAGTCCAAAAAACGAAGTGAAGTATTTCACATCATTAAGCGGTTGGAAAATTGACCGCACCGTTGGATTAACAAACGCAACACAAAACCAAGACCGCAAAGAAGCAAACGTTGATTTGCCATTTTAAAATCAAGGGGGACAATGTCCCCTTTTTTTTATGATCATAGATAAAAACACAATAAAAGACGAAATATTTGCCATTAAGAATGGTGATGTTGTACAAGGTTTAAGGATTGGAATTCCTCAAATTGATGAATTTTACAGACTTAAATTAAACGGCAGTTTGGATATATACGCGGGTCACGCGGGGGTTGGAAAAACTTCTTTTTGTTTATATTTAATGACGTTATTTGCGAACAAATATGATTTAAAATTTGTTGTTTGGTCTTCGGAAAATACTGCCGGATCCGTTACGCAAAAGATCATTGAATATAAAATGGGAAAACCAATTGACACCGCGACAGAAACAGAAATTGAACAAGCAATTGATTGGACGTATGAACATTTTAAAATTCTTAAGGTTGAAGAACTTTGTACATACAAGGATGTTCTTGAACAAATTCTTGGGATTCATAAGGCCTTGCCAATGGCTGCGGCATTTATAGACCCTTACAATTCACTTGCGAAACCAAAAGAAGAAATGAAGGCATACGGCGCGCATGAATTAGATTATATGATTGCGTCGGAAATGCGTTTGTTTGCTGAAAAACATAAGATCACCTTAATGGTTTCAATGCACGGTGTGACTGAGTCAAGTCGTAAGGTGCATCCGGTTACACATCCAATGGCCGGTTTCCCAATGCCGTTATCATATTCACAAGTTGAAGGTGGTGTGAAGTGGGCAAACCGTTGTTCAAATTTCTTTGTTTGTCATAGATATTTTCAATCAAATGACAAATGGAACATCATGGAACTTCACGTTTTGAAGGTCAAAGAATACATTTCCGGCGGTCGTCCGAGTCCGCTCGATTCCCCCATCGCCGTCAAGATGCTTCCAAACAACGTGGGATATGAATACGGTGGAATAAATTTAATGGGTGAACAAAAAACACAAAAAACCGTTTTATTTTGATTTATTCCTTAATCGTAATTTTTGCCATTGTTTTGATTGTCGGTCATTTTAAGAAGGCCGAAATTCAATTGTCACCGATTTTTGGTGTTATGGTTGGGGTGTTGTATTCATATAACGACGACGAAGAAGGAAAAGAACATTGGTTGCAATGTTGTATGTTTTTTGTATCAATTACCGTAATATGGAACGATCCGCCGAGTGGCTTGAATTAGTAGCAAAAGACCATGATAAATGGATTAAAATTGTTGAATCGTTTGGTGAAAACCAATATCAACATGACATCGTCCAAGAAGCATATTTGGCCCTTTATAAATACACGACACCGGAAAAAATTATTCACGACGGCAAGGTTTCCCAAGGATATATGTATTTCACCCTTAAAACAATCACCTATCAGTTTTACAACGCGAAAAACAAAATCACAAAGGTTTCCCTTGACGACGAAGAAAACATCATTCAGTTGGTCGCAGAAGACAACATTGAAGAACAAGAAGCATTTCATAAGATATGCACACTTATTGATCAAGAAATGGAATCGTGGTCATGGTATAATCGACGACTTACGGAATTATATCGTGACACCGATATGTCAATCCGCAAGATTGCAGCGGCGACAAATATAAGTTTCGTAAGTATATTCAACACACTTAAAAATTGTAAAAATGAAATCAAACAAAAATTCCAAGAAGACTTCGAAGACTACAAGAACAAGGACTTCGACAAAATCCAAGAACCAAGAATTCGAAACATTTAAAAAGAATCACGAACAAGGTTCAACCGGTTTGGGTGATACCGTGGAAAAAATTACCAAGAAAACCGGGATTAAGAAAGTAGTTGACACCGTATTTCAAAAACTTCAAAAATCATGCGGATGCGAAGAACGTAAAATCAAACTCAATGAAATGTTTCGATACGAAAAACCGGAATGTTTTAATGAAGAAGATTTCAATGTTGTCCATGAAGCGATTACATCAAATAAAAATAAATTCACAATTGAAGAACAAGAAAAATTTGTCGATATTTACACACGAGTATTCACGAATTTAAAACGTCCGGAGTGTACGCCTTGCAGTTTTAAAAATGAGGTTTACAACCGACTTGTCAAAGTTTACAACACATATAAATAAAACACACAATGAACAAAAAAATGCAAAACCTTAAAGAAATGGAATATTATGGAAATTTTAATTTGGTTGGTGAAATCCTTCTTAAATTAAAAAAGAAATATCCAAACAACGAAACATTGAAGGAAGCAATTTCAGCAATGACGCACATTGGTTTTTTCGTTACGGAAATGATGCAAGCACAATATTATTACGACAAATCACTTGAATCATATCGTGCGGACAAATTACGAGCAATTGAACGCGCAAGACGTGTTGAAGAAGAACTTGAAGAACTAAAAGAAAAATGGAAAGTTTAATCGTCGGATATATTGTTTTCCGATTTTTAGAATATTTAATTAAAGAAATAATCGAATGAGTGATTCAATAAAAAAATGGCATGAAATGAATGCGGAGTGGATTGAACCACGATACACACCAAAAGAAGATGACATTGTCACAAGCATCATAAGAAAATTCAAAAAACGTTCTGAAGAAGGAATCAAAGAATATGGAACGACATTAGCGGACAACCCGGATGGGTTTTATAAATGGATTGAAGAAGCGCAATCCGAAGCCATGGATTTCATCTTGTATTTGGAAAAAATAAAACAATTAAACAAATGAAGGAATCGACACTTGTAAAGATGCAACGCGACATTAAAAATTTGACAATGACACTTGCAATTGTTATTGAACGTCTTAAAAATTTAGAAGGTGAAAAAGAAAACGATGCCACATGATTTTTGGAATTACGGAATCAATCCGATTCTTGGATACAGATACACACCCGACGGAAAATCTGTTTCGTATTTTTTAAGGAAAAAGTCAAAATAATTAAATAAAAATGTTTATATTCGAAGAAACAACACAATTATGACTTACGAAGAAATATATTACAGATCATTAAGCGACGAAGAACTTGAACGCCACGCAAAGTTTGGCGGTCTTGACGCATACGGAAAACGATGCCAAGAAGAACGTGACAGACGACACCAAGAACAAAACGAAATCACATCCTTATGATTACCTTATTCAACGGCGAAACATATCTTGAAGGCGAAATCAAGCACGATGGCTGCGGACGATTCGTTTTATTACGGACACCTTGGCAAGCACGCATTGTCGTCTTCAGTATTAAGAAACATTTTTGACGATCCGGACAAGCAGCTTCAATATATGAAGGGGAAAGGCGGGAACACCGAAGCATTGATGCTTGGTAAATTGACACATTGGTGTTGGCTTGAACCGGACGTCTTTTATTCACAAGTTTATACGGACTTACGTGGCAACACTAACGCATACAAAGAACTTGTTTCACAACACGGTGCGGATAATGTGTTCAAAGAAAAACACCGAAACATTGCGGAATGGTTGTGTCGTCGATTAGACAACAACGAAGAAATCCGGGAAATCCGAAAAGGTGCGGACGTCGAGGTTGCGAGTGTAAAAATGATTGACGGGTTTCCGACACGTGGAAAGGCTGACATGATTAAAGGCGACACAATGTATGATTTAAAAACTGGTATCGTCACACCACAACAATTTGAATGGAAAATCGACGCAATGAATTACGACTTACAAGCGTGGATTTATATGCAGTTGTTTCCCAAATTGAAAAATTTTACATTTATTTACATAAACAAACACACACGTGCGCCGGGTATTATTGAAATGCCACAAACAGTCATTGACCGTGGTGGTGAAAAATACAAGACCGCCGTCGAAGTTTATATGAAAATATTTCACGGCAAAGAACTTGACGAAATTGAATTTTTATTGGATCAGTATGTTTATCGCGGAACTGCAAGATGAATCAAGACAAAATCCTTGAATATTATTTCTTGGCACTTAATGACATTCGAAATGGGTCGTCAATCCAAGAACTTGAAGAAGCACTTAAGATATATGAATCCGAAGATGAATTTGAGGCTTGCGCCGGCATACTCAAGGCAATAAACGAAATAAAATATACAACAATAAAAAACTTAAAGAATGGACATAAAAATGATTAAAAAGGTTGTAACGGAAGCAACCGGAATTGATTTAAATGATAAAAAACTAAATTCACGAAGGATAAGTGAAAACGTCGAAGCACGAACAATGTATTTTAGCCTTGCAAGGGAATACACGACATTATCACTTGCCGACATAGGTAAATCAATAAAACCCCGAAAAGATCATGCAACGGTCTTGTATTCGATTCGTAAGGCAAAAGACGCAATTCGTTTCGACAAAAGATTCCGACAAAAACTTGACAACTTACGATCAAAGGTTGAATTTCTTCGGACACAAGTTGAAGAATCTGAAATTGATTTTATCACGGCATTGAATCGATTGGAACGAATGGAAGAACGCAATATGCAGTTGATTGGACAAAATGCCGACTTGTTGAAACAAATTGAAGACTTAAATGAAAAAATCAAACGTCAAAATAGATACCTTGCTGAAAATGGATACCAAGTCAACCGAAGCATCTTCAAAGAAGATTAAAGACCCCGCGTGTGAAACGTGTGGACAAAAACCTTCGATTGCATTCTTTGACGGACAAGTCAGCGAACACTTCAAGGGGTGTGATATTTATATCGGTGATCTTGATTTCAAGTTAGCAGACGACACAAATGTCATAATCGCAGAAATAAAATATGTAAGTAAGGCACACAAATTCCTTGGCAAGAAAATAACATTCAACCAAGCACGTGAATATGCAGCAATGACCGGAGTGGTCGACAACCTTGGAAGGGAACAAAAGACATACGTGTTCGAAGCACACGAAGTTGAAAAACCTTACGTTGCAATTGTTCCATTCTTAAAACCAACGGGAAAAGAACGACACGCATTCGACTTCATGGACATAGACAACGCACGTCTTGTGTACGTGTTTAAGGACGATCAGTTTGGTCGTTGGTTGGCCGGTGACAGATATGTTGGGACAGAAATGCGACAACAATTAAAATGCGTATGAAGTTATTCAATAAGGATTGCATTGAAGCCATGAAGGAAATGGACGACAATCAATTTGATTTGGCAATTGTTGATCCGCCTTATGGAATAAATGCAGATAAAAAAAATAATGGTAAAAATAGTGATAGACACGAAAAAACAAGTAAAGCCAAAATAAACACTTATAAAAAAACTAATTGGGATATTGACATACCAACTGATGAATATTTTGTCGAATTAAAAAGGGTATCAAAAAGACAAATTGTTTGGGGTGCAAATTTTTTTAATTTACAAGGGGGAATGTTGTATTGGCATAAACAAGTGACAATGCCAACATACAGTCAAGGTGAATTAGCTTACTTGTCTTGGATGAACAAAATCGACTTTGTCGATATTGCATGGCATGGAATGATTCAACATGACATGAAAAACAAAGAACAAAGAATTCATCCGACACAAAAACCCGTTAAATTATACGAATGGCTTCTTATGAATTACGCAAAGGAAGGCGACAAAATACTCGACACACATCTTGGGAGTGGATCAATTGCAATTGCTTGTCACAATCTTGGATTTGATTTGACCGGATATGAAATTGACGAAGAATATTTCAGCGCAGCCGTCAAGCGATACCAACAACACAAAAACCAATTAAGAATCTTTTGATTTTAACAACAAATGATTTTTTTTATTATATAATTGATTAAACAAGTTTTTTCAAGATGGCACACGGCGGAAAAAGGGAAGGATCGGGACGCAAACCCAAGGCGGAAGAAATCGAACTTATTGAACGATTGTCGCCATTGGATGACCTTGCATTCGAAGCATTAAAAGACGGCATCAAACAAAAAGACTTCCGTTACGTCAAATTGTTCCATGAATACCGATACGGCAAACCAAAAGAAACAAAGGACATCAATCTTGATCAAGATGTTCCATTCATCATTGAAATGGATTAACCATTCCCATTTCGTGATTCCAATTTGGAAATAAAGAAAACCGAAGCATTCCGAAAAATATATAAACTTGACAAACGTATTCGTTTGATTCGTGGGGGATCCGCTGCGGGGAAAACAATTTGCATCCTTTCCATAATGATCAACGAATGTATGAAGCCGAATAAGGGGTTCGAAATGTCCGTTGTGGCGGCGACATATCCAATGCTTAAACGTGGCCCGGTAAGGGACTTTAAATTGATCATGAAGGCACTTGGAAGGTTTCGTGATTCACGTTGGAATCAAACAACACTTAAATATACATTTTCAACCGGGTCAACAATCGAATTCTTTTCAAATGAAAATCCGGATCGAACCCGTGGGGCAAGACGTTCGCATTTGTTTGTGAATGAGTGCAACGTCGGTATTGACTTCGAAGCGTTTAATCAATACGCAATTCGTACATCTGAAATCATTTGGTTGGATTACAACCCGTCACAATTGTTTTGGGCGGATCGTGAACTTGTTCCAAGGGACGACGTGGATTTTATTACGGTAACATACAAAGACAACGACACACTTCCGGACACAATCCTTGATGAATTTAAGATTGCAAGACAAAAGGCCAAAACATCTGAATATTGGCGCAATTTTGTAAATGTGTATTTGGAAGGTCGTATCGGACGATTGTCGGATGTGGTGATTCCGGATTGGATTGAAATACCAAAACTTCCGGAAGACGCAAGACTTCTTTGCCATGGCTTGGATTGGGGTTACTCAATCGACGAATCAAGTTGTGTGGCATTGTACAAGCATAATGAATCATATATCTTCGACGAAGTGTTGTATCAAAAAGGAATGTTGAATTCAAACATTTCCCAATATTTAGAAAACAATAATATTAAGGGTCAATTGTGGGCGGATTCAGCCGAACCAAAATCAATCGCCGAATTACAATCGTATGGTCACACAATCAACCCGGTCACCAAAGGACGTGATTCAATAATCTACGGCATCAACTTAATAAACCAAAACAAAGTATTCGTCACATCAAGATCAAAGAACCTTATTACGGAACTGAATGGATATGTGTGGGCAACTGATAAGGTTGGGAATAAAATACAGAAACCAAATCCCTTATCCGGGGATCACGCAATCGATGCGGCCCGGTATGCGTTAATGATGCAACTTGAAAACCCCAACAAAGGGAAATATTATATTTATTAAAAAATAATTATTAAAAAATTTGGTTAATAAAAATAAACGTTTTATATTTGAATCATAATAACAAATAAAAACACATAAAATGAAAACAAGACTTAAGTACGAAAACGAAATAAATCAAATTTTAAAACAAAGACACGAATCAAAAGGATATGTTTTTGAAGAACCAATAAAACTTAAAAAGTTAAATGAACAAGAGTTGATGTATTTTTACAGATTGGTAAAATTTGATTTATCTTAAAACAACGGGGGATTCGTCCCCCTTATATCAAAAACAATAAAACACATAAAATGAAATTTATTCAAAACAACGTGGTCAAGTCACGAAAAAAACTTGAAGAACAAGGATTCGCAAAAATTGTTTCAAATGATTGGTATCAATACGGTGATGAAGGCGAGTGGAAATATGTTCTTGAACTTAAAGAAGATTATAAACTTGCACTTGAAGGAACACTAACTTACGCCGCAAGAACAATCGGTGAATTGTGTTCAATTTACAATTATGGATTAGTACACGACCCAAAAGATGAATACGATTGGAATATGTACGACGACATAAAAAGTCAATCTTAAAACACACGGGGGATTCGTCCCCCTTTTTAATATGAAATACACAAAAGAAATTTACGAATACGACGGGGACATATTTCATGTAATAACTGAACCCGGAAAAGATGTTGCCATTTTCGAAAATGAAATTGGATATGATGTCACATTGATGACTGAAGTGTTTGACGGTGAAATTATTCACCAAGAAGAAATCGAATCAGACATGGACTTCGAAGACTTCACACACGAATATGCTTGTAATTTTAAAAAATATTAATATGGACAATCAAGTTGAATGGATTAAAATCAAAAAGATTTCAAACAAAGAAATGCGTAAAAACCTTCGTAAGTTATTTTTCCAAGGAATATTGTTCTTTGGTTTGGCTTATGTTTTCATGATTTTTATGTTGGAAACAATGGTTTGGTTTTGGCAATCTGAAATTTTAGAAGTATCTGCGAAATATTTACGTTCATGGATCAAATAGAATTTTGGAAGGTTTTGGACACGTGTTGGAAGAACGACATATTCGTTCACCAAAAACCCACAAACATTGGAATGGTTCGCGGGGGACACAAAGTCAAACTTAATCTTGAAATCAATGGTCGTATTGTGAAGTTTGGAACAATGGAGTTTCGACAAAACACAAAAGAACTTCACGACAAGATTGAGGAAATATATCGATCACGTTATGAGTTAATCGCATAACACCTTTTTTCATTTGTTTTTGTTTGGATTTGGCCGCTTAATTGCGGTCATTTCTTTTTATACACATTCGACACTTATTTATTATATTAATATGAAAGTGAAAATAAATGTTCCCGAAGATTTAAGCGAAATCACGCTTGGTCAATACATGAAATTTTTGAAGTTGGATTTTGACGAAGAAACCAAGAATTCGTTTGCACTCCAAAAAATGGTTGAAATATTTTGCAACGTCAATTTGAAGGATATTGCAGAAATTAAGTTTTCGGACATTACAAGCATTACAAATCACTTACAAGACATATTCAACCAAGAATGCAAAATGATTCCGCAAATCGAATTAAATGGTGTTAAATACGGTTTTATTCCAAACCTTGATGACATGAGTCTTGGCGAATATATCGATTTGGATAATTACTTCCATGATTGGGATTCAATGGATCGTGCAATGTGCGTGTTGTATCGTCCGACAAAATTTTCAAAAAACGGCAAGTATTTGATTGAAGAATACAAAGGAACCGAAAACCACATGGAAATGCAAAACCTTCCATTGAATGTTGTGATGGGTGCAAGGGTTTTTTTTTATCATATCGGAATCGAATTGCTGAATCATATCCCGAACTTTTTGCGGGAAGCGGACATGACGGATCAGCAAACGCAAATTTTCAATCAAAATATGGATGGTATTCAAGCATTTACGGACTTGCTTCGGGGGACATTACCCGGTTCGACGACGTCACAAAATTAAACGTTCATAAATGTTTAATGTATTTGACATTTACAAAAGAAAAAACGGAATTGGAAAGGAAAATGATAAATAAGAAATGAAACAAGTTTACGACACAACAACCAAAATAAAAAACCAACTGCAAGCGGAACCATTCATCAACACGGTGACATTCGGTTCACTTAATGACGTTGATCTTGACAAGCAATCAATTTTCCCATTGTCACACATGACAATCAATTCAACAAGTATTGCGACAAACGTGTTCCGTTTCAATATGTCAATCCTTGTCATGGACATCGTGGACATATCAAAAGAAGAAACAACCGATAAATTTACCGGTAACGACAACGAACAAGATGTTCTTAATACAACACTTGCAGTTTTGACGCGAGTGCTGAATATAATGCAAAAGGGTGACTTGTATTCACAAAAATATCAAATCGAAGATGTGGTGTCTTGTGAACCATTTGTCGATCGATTCGAAAACAAACTTGCGGGATGGGCGGCGACATTTGATGTTGTTGTACAAAACGACATGACAATTTGCTAATGGAATTTAAAAAAACAAAACTTGCACTTGAATTGTTTGCCAAGGCCGTGAAGCTGAAGGCGCAACAAACCCTTAAAAAAGAAAAACAAATTTCTTCGGGCAAGTTGTATGATTCAATTGATTACAATTTAAATGTTTTTAAGAATTCATTTAGTCTTGAATTTTATATGGAAGACTATGGGACATTCATGGACTTGGGTGTCAAGGGTACGGAATCAACATATCCCGAATCAAGAAATTCCCCATATAAATATTCCGGACGTTTTAAAATGATTAATCCGGCATCACTTGACAAATGGCTTATTAAAAAATCAATTGCACCACGTGACAAGTCCGGACGTTTTATTGAACGTAAAAATTTGAAGTATGCAATTGCGACAAGCATTTATCGTAAGGGTTTAAAAGGGTCACGATTTTTCACGGGATCATTTGAAGAAGAATTTAAAAACATTGACAACCAAGTACAAGAAGCATTCGGACTTGATCTTGATGACTTCTTAATTAAAACACAAGTCGTATAATGGCAACAAAAATCAACGTAAGATCACCGTTTTACATAAACATCACCGAACCTTCGGTTCCGACACCAACATTCACGTGTGGTGTTGCTGAAGTTTTAAATTTAACAATTGACCAACAAGGTCAAATCAGTACACCAACATTGGCTTATGGTCAAATTGATTCAATCACTTCAACCGATTCGGATTTTTCAAATGGCAAATTTGCAACGGTTTCAACCGATACGGATCGAACAATCACAATAAGAATATTGATTCCAAGTAATTTTGCAAACGCAAGTGATGTTTATATTGATTGTGATAATCTTGTCACACAACCCGCCCTTGTGACATCCGGGCCAAGTCCTTCTTGTAGCGGTGGCCCGACAACAAGCGGTTCAATCCCTTCACAAACATTAGATGTCAACGGTGATTCCGACACAATCGATTTGACGTCTTATTTTACACAAGGAAGTCAAGCAATCGCCGGATATACGGTGTACAATCCTTCAACGGTTGTCAATGCTTCAGTAAGTGGCGACACATTAACATTGTCTTCAAATGCAATAGGTGGTTCAACCACGGTTCATGTATCGGCATTTGACAACGCAACTAATTCGTGTACCGCAACCCAATCAATAAGTGTGACGGTAAATGCACCAAGTCAAACGTATTCTTGTGTAAATAGTGGAATAAACGCATTGGCCGGGGGATCAATTGCACAAGACGGAACAATCACAAATCCAAATTCAACCGGGAACAATCACGGCAATAAAAGACACATCCGGTGGTTCAACAATCACATCATATTCAGCAAACAACACGGGAAGCGATCGAAGTGTGACATTATATTTCGATATAACCGCACCGGCGGGATATGCAAACGCGGGATCAACAATTGAATGTTCACATACATTTAATCAACCGGCTGCCGATCCGGAATTCACTTGTGATATTGCAAACCTTAAGTGGACAACAAATTTCGACAAAAGGAATCATAAATCCGGGGAGTGCGCAAATTGGTACAATTTCAGATTGGACACCAAAAACATTTGCCGAAGTTTCAACGGATACCGGAAGAACAGTCACATTCACGGTTGATGTTCCAAGTGGATATTCAAATTCGGGAACAATCAGTTGTCCAAAAACAATAACACAACCGGCATCAACACCAACGTGTGGAACAAACAATTTTTACATAAGTGCGGGTTCATTGGTTCCGGGTACTTTTTGCACCGCGGTTTATCGACTATCAAGTGCAATTTCAAGCACCGGTAATTTATACGGTCTTGGAAGTGTTGTGTGTAAAAATGGAACACCCTTTGACGGTCAAGATTTGTATTATGCCGTTGCGGTAAGTACGGTAAATGTTGGCCCGAATTATGGCACATTTATCATTTGGCAAATCGATTCAAACGGTGTGATTCTTGACGTAAGGGAATCAAAATGCAGTGGAACAATTGGCGACACCGTCGCATTATAAAACATAAAAAATGGCACTAGGAAGCGCAACATTACGATTGTATATTTATTCGGGAATTGAAGGGACATATACCGACACCGATTTAAAATACACATTAAGCAAAAACAAAATATCCGGACAATCAAACATTGTTCTTGAAATTGGTGAACTTGTTCGTGATTATCTTGACATAACATTTGACGGAACATATTCGTCACACACAAAATGGGTTTCAGCGGTTGTGACGTACTTCGACACCGACGGCGAAGAATTTACACATTCAAGTCCACAAACATTTAATTACATCGCACTTGACGGATATGGATATTTTGAAGATCAAATCAATCCGGAACTTGTGCGTCATGCACTTATATCTTCAAACAACATTTATTTACCGGAAGGAACCGCGGGCAAACTTCCAATATTTGCTGAAGGTGTTGGCAAGGTGACAATCGATTCAAGTGATACACAAATCACGGATTCGGGTAATTCAAACCAAAAAATTCAATACGTTACAATTCCCGCAGATTCGTCAACAATACGAGTGTACGATACGGACGACACAACCTTATTAAAAACAATAACGGTCAACAATATATGTGAACCAAAATTCACACCTTATAAAGTAGTATTCCAAAACAAACTTGGCGCACTTCAAGATTTATATTTTTTTAAGAAGACAACGGAATCGTTCAATGTGTCCGATGAATTATTTAAAAGAAATATAATCAATGCGTCAACGGTTACTTATGCGACAAGTGAAACACAAAATCAAAGATACAATGTCAACGGAAAAACAAGATTGACTTTAAACACCGGTTTCATAAAAGAAGACATGAACCAAACCATTGAAGAATTGTTCTTGACTGAAAATGCTTGGATTGAATATGAAGGAAATGTTCTTCCAATTATCCCGGCAAGTAAATCAATGACATTTAAAACTTCATTAAACGACCGTTTAACAGATTACACAATTGACTTCGAATTTGGATTCGATAAGATAAACAACATCCGATAAATGCTTCAAATACAATTATACGTCGAAAACGATCAAGGGGTTCTTGAAGAAGTCGAATTGTACAAGGACGAATCCGTCACGCTTACACAATCGATTCAAGATATTATGGACATCGAAAAGGTGTTCACCGATTATTCGAAGACGTTTAATGTACCGGCATCAAAAACAAACAATAAGTTTTTCAAGCATTTTTACAATTACCACATCGACGGATTTGATGCAAGAAGAAAAAAGAATGCGGAACTTCATTTGAATTATAAGCCGTTTAAGAAGGGAAAAATAAAACTTGAAGGTTCACAACTTAAAAACAACGAACCGCACACATACAAGCTGACATTCTTCGGAAACACCGTCACATTAAAAGACTTGATTGGTGAAGATAAACTTGGCAACCTTACCTTATTAGACAATTTTAGTTTCCAATATAACGACACCAATATTGAAACATATATGAATGACGGTCTTGATGGTTATATTGGCGGAACAGATGAAATACAAGATGCAATTGTTTTCCCATTAATCACACACACCGATCGTTTGATTTACGATGCTTCAGATACTTCAGCGGGAACAAATAATTTGTATTATTCATTGCTTGACACAAATGCACACGGTGTCAAATTCAACCAATTAAAACCCGCACTTCGTGTTTATGCAATAATAAAGGCAATTGAAAAGAAATACGAAATTGAATTTTCCAATGATTTCTTCAATCAAACAAATTTGCAGTTTTACAATCTGTATATGTGGCTTCACGCCAAAGAAGGTTCTTTATTTGATGACCAAGATGCACAATATACAATCAAGGATTTCACAAATGTACGTGGTGACAATACAAGTATATTCGGCGTTCATAATTCTTACTTCGATAATTCATACGATGAATCAAAACAAACGCGAACAATACGTGTAAAAATAACACCGACAACAAGTGACGAATATTCCCTTGTGATAAAACAAAACGGTGAAGAATTTAAGAAGTTTTCCGGATTGAGTGGGACGACAACAAATGGTGTCACCAACAATATTCCGGAAATAGAAATTCCAAATGGTGAATATACATTTTTCATTGAAGCAACAAACGCCGCGACATTAACCGCGGATATAACAATCGAACAAACCGGTGGTGGTTTCCTTGGATTAGCCGGAAGAAAACAAATCACATTCACCGGGAACACAAGTGTTCTTGTTGACGAACAAATCAACATCACGTCGAACTTACCAAAAATGAAAACATTGGACTTCTTGTCCGGTATTTTTAAAATGTTCAATTTGACTTCATTTGTAGATGACGACGGAAAAATTGTTGTCAAGACATTAGATTCATTTTATGCTTCTTCGACAAACACTTGGGACATCACAAAACATTTGGACAAAGAAGAATCAATTGTTGATTCGGTTATTCCTTACCGACAAGTAAATCTTGGATACAAGGGCGGTGAAACATTCCTTGCAAAGAATCACGAAAACCTTGCAAATAAAAAATGGGGAACATTAGAATATGCAGCATCGGACAAATTCGAAGGTGATGCATACAACATTGAAATCCCATTTGAACACATGAAATTTGAACGGCTTCGTGATGCCGTAAGTGGTAACCAAACAAATATTCAATGGGGTTGGTCGGTTGACACAAAACAAGAATCCACAATCGGTGAACCGCTTCTTTTTTATATTGGAAGACCAATCGCGTCAATTGCAGCGGTGAATATTGCCGGTAATCGTGTGAATATCGATTCACCTTACACACCGACAAATTCATTGCAACTGACAAATTTATTCGGTGATCAATCACAATCATTAAATTTTCACGGTGAATTTGATGAATATACAGAAATCCCAAATGACAACACCTTGTTTGAAACATATTACAAGGATTATGTCAAGGATTTATTTGACAAACAAAAACGGTTGACATTTGTTTCGGCTTATTTACCAATGTCGATCACCGAACAATTATCCCTTGCCGACAAGATTATCATATTCGATAATTTATATCGTATTAATAAAATAACGACAAACTTCGAAACCAACAAATCGGATTTGGAATTGACCAACATTCTTGAAGAAAAAACATTCACGGTCAATCCTTATCAAATTAATGTTGATTTATCAAACGATTTAATTACTGCGGACACAACGGCCTTCACGGCGGACATCGGAAATTTACTTGCGGACGGTTTCCTTATAATTGGACAACCAACGGTTCCAAATGAAATTGATTCAAATACAGTTACACCGCCAACAACCGAACCTTGTGTGGTTACTGCGGCAACAATTAGTTTAGAAGGCGGAACACCCGGTTGTGACAATGTCAGATTTTTTGCGACAATTCAATCTAGTGGTACATTGTGCGGTTCAAACAACATTGATGAATATGGATTCTTATTGTCAACGACATCTTCTTATTTGACCGCAAGTGACGACATCGATACGTTAAAGGCGGATTCAAATATTCAAGTCGTCCCGGTTATAAGACAAGCCGGTTCGCCTTCACTTACAACGGGCAGAAAAATCACAACCAAAACGGGACTTGTTGATCCCGCAACATATTACGCAAGATTTTATGTTCGCACAAACACAAGTGATTTATATGCATTTGCTGACGAAATAACGGACGTAATTCAAGAAACGACAAGTTGCGCTGAAGTAAGTACTTCGGATTCAACGACAATGACGGTTGACAATAATGTGTTGACAATTGACGTAGGTGACACCGATGGTGACGGAATAAATGAAGGG